CCACCACCAATACCACCAGCGCTTACATTGCCACCGTTAATGTCGGCAGATCCACCGCCACCAGCGTAATAAGTTCCATTAAACCAAGCCAATCCAGCGCCGCCAACACCTGCGGTTGATCCTCCACCATTACCACCAGCGGCGCCAGCACCACCACCACCACTAGCCGCATAAGGAGATGCTGTTGATATCGAGGAGCCACCAGAATTACCTTGACCAGATGTTCCAGATCCGCCGCTTGAGTTGTAGCCGCCACCACCTCCTGAGCCGCCAGAAAGTCCATTTGTACCGCCAGTTCCTCCGCCACCACCTCCGCTTGATGTCAAACCAAAAGCAGAAGAGTTGGTGCCGTTTACTCCAGGCCCACCAGCACCAACAGTGATTGTGTAAGCACTAGATGAACTTACTGGTGCATTTAATGCGGATAAATAACCGCCAGCACCACCTCCTCCATTACCAGCGCCAGCAGAAGAAGATCCACCACCGCCACCACCACCGGCAACAACTAACACTTCAACCCCATACGATGGAGCATAGTTTGTCCAAGATGTCCCGTTATAAGCCTCAAGCGCCCCAGTGGTAGTGTTAAAACGAATCATTCCAATACCTGGAGTAACTGGTCTTTCGGCAGTAGTACCAGAAGGCAAATCAAAATAGCCTGTGCTTGTGTTTGCTTGGTCACTCACAGCAGTCGGCGTAACAGATACAGTCTTGAATGTGTTGTCGCCTGCCAAGAATGTAGAACTACTACGCGTGCCAGTTGCATTTAGCTTGCTGATGTTGACTGTGTTGTCGTCAAGGCCAGAGCCGTTGAACGATGCCACATTAAATGTGCCAAACGCGACGATGTAGAGTTCATCGTTGAGCGCCGCACCAGAACCAAGCACAATGCTTGTGCCGGTCGTGGCTGTGTAGTCTGTTGGGTCCAAGTGGACGCCGTTCAAGTACACATCAATGAAGCCTGCGTCATAGGTCAGCGTGTTGCCGTTTGCATCAAGGCCAGAGAACGAAGTCTGACCAGAGGTTGCCACATACTTGTATCGCTGGCTGGTGCCGTTGACGCTTGATCCGGCAGGCACCCAACCACCAGAACCGTACACGAACATCGTGTCGCTGGCAGTGTTGAAGTACATGTCACCTTCTTGCAATGCGCCACCGTTGTTGCGCAGTGTTGGAGGTGTGGCTTTTGCACCTTGGTAGGTGTTGGCGTAGTCGTTGATGTTGGAGACATTGTCTGCAACCGTTGGGATGTCGCTGGCCACAGTGGCTACAGCAGTCACATCAGAATCAATTGCGGCCACGGTAGTGACATCGGTATCAATTGCGGCGACATCGGTCACAGCAGTTGAGATGCCAGCCACAGTGGTCACATTCGCGGCAATTCCTGCGACAGTCGTGACATTAGGTGCAATGCCTGCAACCGTGTTCACATTGCCTGCAACGCCTGCAACAGTGCTCACATCAGCGATGTTTGTGCCAACGGTATTGACGCTTGCAATGTTGTTTGCAACAACATCGATCTCGCTGGTCGGTTCGTTCAGGTCATTGGCAACAGTCGTGATCGCGGCGATGTTTGTCGCGGCAGTGTTGATGTTGGTCGAGTTTGTAGCAACAGCGTTGATGTTCGTGCTGTTGCCAGCCACTGCATTGATGTTGGTCGAGTTGCCTGCAACCGAGTTCACATTCGCAATGTTGGTTGCAGTCGTGTTCACATTGGCGATGTTGGTCGCCACGGTCGTGATGTTCGTATTGTTTGCGGCAGTCGTGTTGACGCTTGCGATGTTCGTGCCAACTGTGTTGACATTGGCAATGCTACCGGCAACCGTCTCGATCTCAGAGACAGGCTCATTCAGATCATTGGCCACGGTAGTCACAGCGGCGATGTCACCAGCAACAGTCACCACGCTGGCGCTGTTTGTGGCCACGGTAGACACATTGGCAGAGATGCCTGCAACGGTCGTCACATTGGCGCTGATACCAGCGACTGTGTTGACATTGGCAATGTTGGTGCCGACGGTGTTTACATTTGTGATGTTGGTCGCGATAGTTTCAATCTCAGACACCGGCTCGTTCAAGTCAGCCGCAACAGTGTTGACCGAAGCCACATTGGTGGCCACAGTCGTCACATTGGACGACACACCGGCCACGGTGTTTACATTGCTGATATTGCCGGAGACAGTATTCACATTGGCGATGTCATCGCCCACATTGTTGACATTGTCTATGTTGTTCGCAACGATGTCGATGTTGCCTGCGCTATCAGCCAGGCGCACGATGTCGGCCACCAGGGCGTCGGCATCAGCACTGCTGGTGATCGGCAACTTGGCCGAGCGGTCGACAGCTTCTTGCAACTGCTGAATCTGAATCGTTGCACGGTCCAGCGCGTCGGTGATAACTTCAGGGTAAAAGCCACCCTGGTTGGTCAAGTCGGTTGGCTGAAGGTTCTCGATGTCCGATGTGATGACCAGGTTGTAGCCGGTCGCCAGGGCGCCAGCAGACAGTGTGATTGTGCCGCCAGGGCTGGAGTTTTGGTCTTCGTTTACGGATGCGGTGAAGTCAGTGTTGAGAACCAAAATCGTTTCGATGTTGGTTGCAACCGTGAGTTTGACCACTTCCAGGTCAGAAGCCTGGAAGACCTTGAATGTAAAGGGGAAAGTCGCGGCTGTTCCGTTACCTATGAACGGACCGGCTTTCCGGCTATTTGAACTGATGGTCATGGACGGAACTCCTGGACAATTGTGAAGAGACTAAGCATTCTGGTTGTGGATACGGGTACCTTACTGTCTCGACGATTCACTTGCTTTGCCAGTGGCAAGGCCGCGAATGTAGTCGGCAGAAGAGGTTGGTTCAATCTTCCCGCGCTCAACTTCAATGGCATAACCAATCGGTCTGCCGAGCACGGTAACGGGGACGCCGGTCACAAGGCTGATCAAGGTCAGGATGTCACGGACATTCTTGCCCGTCACATCTTTGTCTGGATCTGCAATGTTGATACCGGCCTTCACTACACCGATGGTCGCACCTTCCAGCGTCGATACAGACGGGCTGGTGGTCATGCGGTCATCGTAAGGCTTGTTGTTAAATGCGTTGAATGGCACGGTGGCCGCAGTACCAAACGGCACCAGGGCAACTGCACCACGCAATTGTGATCCAAAGAACCAGGACATAAAGACATCGAGGTAGCCGTCGTCATCATCGTCGTCCCAGCCGCCACCCAGACTGCGCACGATGGCGTCAGCGGCCAGCATTGGCAGGCCAAAGCCCAGCAGGTAGGTCATGAACAGCTTGCCCTTGTGGCCGCGCCAGCCCATGTCGCGGAAGATCTTGATGTACTCGTTGGCGTTCAAGTTGGCGATCATGTTGAAGTAGCCAGCAAACTGAATCAGCGTCTTGTAGAACGGCGATCCAACCTCGAATGCGGACAAGTCTTCAGGCAACAGGCTGGACTGCGTCATACGCACTGCGGCGTCTGCACGCTTGATGGCCTCATTGCTTGCTGACTTCTCATCAACATCTGCACCTAACTCTGCAACAGTCTGGTTGTACGAGCCGACCCAGGTCACCACATCGACAAAGTTTTGGAAGGCTTGTTGCAAGAAGTAGCCATGCTTGTTGGACCACTTCTGAATCTTGTCGAACTTGGTCGGGTTGATCAGCAGGTCGTTCATCATGTCCTGCACTTCGATCATCTGATTGCTCATGCGGTCGGCCATAAAAGGCGACAACTCAGCGACGAACTCAGCTTGGGCCGTTGGACTCTTCATGTAGTCGACCAGGGCCGTCTTCATGTATTTGCCTTCGACCTTGAGCAATGCAGGGAAGAAGCCAGTCACCTGTTGCATCGCGTTGGTAATGTTGGCAAACATGATGCCGATACCAGTGCGAGTGCGGACAGCACGCCAGAAGTTGTCAATGCTTCGGTTCATGCCGACTTCGCTTGTGATCTGGCGAGCAGATCGATTGAGCCATGGCAGGATCATGTCTTCGATCACAGTCGGATCAATGCGGGTGATCGTGTCTGCAAAGTCACGCTTGCGAATGATTTTGAGTGTGTCGCGGATCGTAGGCTGTACGCGTGCAAAGCGGATCACATCATCGATGTGCTTGGCCATCACACGAATGTCCAGCGACAGAGGCTTGTTGTACTCAACGCGGGACTTCGTAAACCCGGCGCCAGTGCTTGGCATCGAGTTGCGGAAGTCGGCCTCGAGTTCCTCCATCTTCATTTGACGCTGTGCGTCGCGAACTATGAACGGGTCAGTTTTTGCAGGAACATAGCCGCCACGGTATGTGCCGAACGGTGTAACCACTGGGCGAGCCTCGACTTCTTTGAAGTAGTAGCCAAAGATCTCGCGATGCGCCTCTTGCGCCATAGGCTTGAGTTCTTCATTCAGATCCCAGGTTGCTTGCACAAAGTCGAAGTCTGCTTTTGTGAGCACGCCTTCGTCGATCATGCGGTTCATGAAACTATTCCAGCGCGTCGTGTCGACCGAGCCATCCTCATTGACTTGACCCCAATTGCGGCCAGCAATCAGCTTCTTCATGTTGCCGTCGTTACCGATGTGCATCAAGGCGCCGAGCACCTCTGCTTTACCGATGCCGCCGTTCTCATTGCCAAAGGTGTAGTTCAGTTCTGGCGCGTTGATCTTTTGCACTGGCAGATCCAGCTTGGCGATCATGTCGACATAGTCTTTGACATAGCGATTGCGATCGACGCGGTACTGGTCAAGCGCGGCACGCAGTGGGCGCCAGATGTAGTTGGTGAATGGACCAGGACCACCCGGGCCGTCTGTTGCATCAGCCCAGTGCTCAACCTTGCGAGTCAATGCTTTGGCGTTGTACAGGGCGCGGATGGCTTTCTCTTTCGGACCAGGCGCCATGCGCTCACCGGCAACCTCTTCAGGCACGCCGATCTCATCAAGTCGCGCATTGAGTTCTGCAATGATCGAATCGAGAGCAACTGCTTTGCCTTCAATCATCACCTCGTTCTCACGCTTGGACTGGTACCACAACGCGTCGACGATCTCCTTCATTTCGCGGAACTCGTTGAGCGTCAACTTCTTGTAGTTGCGTGGGCCACCGGTCGACTCGAGCAAGATCGGCTCGATGTCTGCGTACAGGTCTGGGTTGTATGACTTGAGTTGCTCGACAAACTTTGCAGGCTCGACATCACGCGGGCCAAGGCCGTAGTGGCCAAGGATGTAGCGTGCGGCGTTGACCAAATCGATGTTGCGATTCTTGGCCATCTTCGCGTCGCCTTTGAAAATCTTGGCAAAGCCGTCAATGGCCTTGTCGATTTCTTTGCGTGCGTTGACTGCCTCGAGCGACAACTGGTTGTTGAGCAGTTGGTTCTGTTTGGCTTTTGCGGCCTCAGTGATCTTGCCAGCCTTTGATTGCTTTGTGCTTTCCTTGGCGGCGCGTGCCTCTGCCAGCGTGTAGTCACGCGGACGGATCTCGCTGATCACCTTGTTGCCAATGATTGACTTGGCCGCAGTCTTCGCGGCTTGAATCATCAAGCGTGCAGGCTGTGTTGCCTTGGCCAGGTAGCGCAACTCGACGGCCACAAATCGGGCGCGTGCTTCGTTGTGCAATGCCTTCTGGATTTCCAACTCGATGCTGGCAGGGTCCAGTAGGTCAGAGTATTCGGCCAGCATGCGCTCGTCGGTGCGGTTGTCGATCTCTTCTTTGATCGGCTTGGCCTCGAGCAATGAGCGCACCAACTGATCGCCAGAGTCAAAGCCAAACATCGATGCCACCAGGTCAGGCGGCAGGCCTTCTTCGGCCAGCATGCCGTACTTGCCATAGCCAAGTTTGGCCAGGTCAGGTGCAGGTGTCAGCGACTCTTTGCTTTCAGGATAGAGCGCCTTCACATCGGCGATCTTAAGTTTGTGGCCAGTCAATGCCTGGATGTCTTGGCCGTTCTCGTCTTTGGTGATGCCGCGCTTCAAGAACTCCATGGCTGTGTAGACACGGTCCTCTTGCACTTCTGCGGCCACCTCTTCGCGCACACCCTTGCGGATGTCAGCCGTCTTGGCCTGCATCTCTTTGAGCACGCGAGAGCGAGCATTGCCAAGCCATTTCAATTGGCGCAGGCTTGCCTGTGTCAACTCAGTGATCGATGCCTCTGTGGCCTCGGCCATCATTGCCTGGTACCCGGCCCACTCTTCGTCGGACATGCCGGACTCTTCCTGGGTCTGGTACATCGGCACCATGCTGTTGACTGCCTCGGACTGCTTGATCTGCTCTTCGCTGGCCAGCATGCGGTCCATCACCTGGCGGACTTCGCCGGTCAGGATTGGCAGGTCTTCGCCGTTTTCTTGGCGGTAGATCTGATTGAGTTCGTCGCGGATCGACTTGTACACGCGGCGCAACCAGGCGCTAAATCGCTCAAACATCGATTGCATTTGCACGCTTGGCGCCTTGCCTTCGAACAGGTAGATCTCGTAGTTGTAGGCCCATGACTCGTGGTACTTGCGTTGCTCATCGAGCGACAGCGAGTTCCAGGTGGCCAAATCTTTGATGCCAAACCAATCCAAGATGGTCTGCATGTCTTGCTTGTTCTGCTCGGTGGCGTCTGGCCGTGCGGCCATGTCAGCGTAGACCGTCAAGAAGAAGTGCGCAGTCTCATGCAGGAAGGTGGACATATCCGCCTTCTCGTTGAGGATTGTGGTCAATCGTTTCGGATCGAAGCCGCCGCGCTCTTCCTGGCGCAGTGGCTGGGCTTGTGCGGCAGGCGGGAAGAACTTGGCCACCGCCTCGGCGTCAGCCTCGTCAAATGTCAGCGTGCCAGAGCGCAGGTCAGCCGATGGTGCCGCCGCCTTGATCTGGGCCTCCTGGGCCTCGAATTTGCGGATCTCAGGGGTAAGCATGGCGTACTTGCGTTTCGTGCTTGCAGGGGGCGTATACGCGCCTGCGGCAGGCATTGCGTGCATGCCATGCTGTTCGACCGGCACACCCTTGTGCTGTGGGCCAAGCAATACGGCCACACCTTGCTCGCCCTGGGCGGCAGGAATGTAGACGCCATCAAAGCCAGCATCGAGGATTGCGGACTCGACCGCGTTGAACCATTGGCCACGGTCATCACGGCCATTGGCCGATGCCTGGGCGCGTAGGCCCAGCGGGTCAGCCGCCGCGTCGTATAGGTTGTCCAGGTAGACGGCATGCACATTGCCGCCAACACCAGCTTCAGGGCGTACGCCATTGCCGGTGTCCACATAGAAGTGGATGCGGTTGGATAGGCGAGAGTCAGCGCCAGCCAGACGGCCAGCCTCTGCGCCTTTTAAGCCTGTTCCGTAGGCGAATCCGGCAAGACTATTCCGAGGTTGTTTTGAATAGTGGATACCAAGGACTGAAGTTGCTCCATCCCTGGCTGTCCCGTATCGCTTGGCAACATCGAGATCGCTTGCTCGTAGGCGTTGTACGCCGCCTGCTCCGGTTCCTGATTGGGCAAAGACTGCGGGTTTTCCATTATCTTCTCTCCTTTTCTTGTTGCGCTTTACAGCGCGGTTTTGATCTGCGACGGCATCGTCATAGGTCTTGGACTTCTTGCCATCGCTGATCTTGTGCCAGCCGTAGTACGACTGGTCAAGGGCCATGAATACGACATTCGGCTCGCCATTGTTGAAGTCGGCAAACGCTTCTTTGTTCCAGCCTTCGGGCGCTTGGGTGTCATCCCAGGGTAAACGCGAAGCCGCAACGAATCCGTGCGCGGCGTAAAACTCAGGCAAGATCGTCTCGAATGCATCCAGCTTGGTACCGCCTGCGGCCACGGCCAACTCCATGACAGAGCGGCCAGCGCCAGCTTGCGAGAACACCGACACGATGTCGCCATCGGGTTTGACAGCGACGCCGGACTTGCCATCTTCAGACAAGAACAGGCGCATACCTTGGTAGTCTTCGACTGGGTAGACGAAGACAGCCGCGCCCATGTCGCCACTGGCTTGTTTGCTGGCTGTGATGGCCTCAGAGAATCGTTGTGCATTCTGTGCGTTGCCTTGCTCCAACTCGTAGAACTTGGGCACCGTGATACCGTTGTTGCGGTACACACGAGCCAGGCCTGCGCCTGCTTTCCATTCTTGTGAGTAGGTGACAAGTTGGCTTTTTAGAACCCGAACTTTTCCGCCATCTCCACTGCTTTTTGCCGTGTAAGACCAGGATTGTTTTTGATCGCCGCTTCGATTGGATCTTGCAATTCTGGTGGCGACTGCGCCTGCAAAGAGCCGTTTTTCTCTTTGAGTAAAGCCTCCAGCTTCTGCTTGCTCCCCTCCAGCGACCTGCGCTTGCTCATCTTGTAGTCGTGCTCGTCTTGCGCGTTCATCTTTGGACTCCTTCTTCAATGCGTTGTTGATCTTGCGATCGGAAACACCCAAGGTACGCGCAACACCTGCGGCGGCGTTGGCGTAGTCTGGGGCATCTTCGTCACTATACCCGTCTGTTGACTCTTGGTCAACATTATTGTCCTTGGCTGATTCGTAGAGTCGTTTCTCTGCATACCAGAGCACAGCCTGCAAGTCGGCCATGGTCAGATCGGCATAGGCTGGATCAGCCTGCAACTCAGCCAGGATCTGGGAGAAGACGGAGCGGATGTAGGTGCGCTCGTGTGGGCCAGCAGGGGCTTCCTTTTGGCCGTCGTTGTACTTGGCCAGGCTGTTGCCAGCTTTGCGGATCTCTTCGCCGACCTTGGACTCGTTCATCTGCTCGCGCAGTTTGGGGTCCATGGAGGCCTTTTGGATGGCATCAGCCAGGCGATTGACCTCGGTGTTGGCAATGTCCATGCCGATGACCTCAGAGAGGCGTGTGGCCTGTTCTGGGGTTGCGCTACGGATTGCTGAGTTCAGGCGGTTGGTGGCCGTCTCCACATGCTTGGGCAGGCTCTTGATGAGCGTGCCGGTCCAGCGGCCCCAGGTGCGGACCAGCCAGCGGTCCATCGTGAGGGAACTGAAGTCGCCGTACAGGTTGGAGAAAAAGCCGTTGCCGATCTTGGGGCCAATGATGGCCGCGCCCTTGACCATGGTGTCTGCGTGCTCACCGCCTGGCTTGAGGTCTTTGCTGATCGCGCTGATCTCGCCCACGGTGAAGTTGGTCTGCATGAACTGGCGCAGGTTTTTGATGCCCCAGGCGCCGACCAATTCGTTGAACAGGGCAAGCGAGTCATTGATCGCGCCCTGGGCCTGGCCACCTTTGATGTTGGTGGGCATGACCTTGTTTTCTTTGTAGTAGCTGTACGCCTTCTCGGCCAGTTCAAAGTTCTTGTCGACCTTCAATCCGTTGGATGTGACAGCCAGCGCCCAGGTGAATGCAAAGCGTGCATCTTCATTGGTCGCAATCTCTGGGTGAACCAGTGCCATGACGGCCAATGCCTGGCGAGTTTTCTCGTCGTACCAGCCAATGGCGTTGGGGTTTTGCTCAAGCGCAAACAGTGCGTCCTTGAGGCCCACGCGCACCAGGTAATCAGTAGTCTGTGGCGACGGTACCGACACATCGACACCGGCCTCAGTCGCGGCTTGTTGCACTGCATTCTGAATGGCCAGCTTCAGGTCGCGGCCTTTGTTCCACACCTGGCTCTTGGCCACCTCGAGTGCGTTCTTGAGTTCGGCCTGGTCTTCGACAGTCTCGGGGATGTCGGCTTGCGCTTCGATCGCGGCCACATCGTCGGCCTCTGCATCTTCTTCAGAGTTGATTGCGTCGGCGTCAGTCAATGATTCGGTTTGCAATACCTGGTTGCCCTGGCGCAGGATGTCTGCGTTCTCACGCGACCATGTGCCATCGTTGAATGGCGACTTGACTGCGGTGTTGTCAAACACCACGATCTCGCGTGCGTCGGGCGCCACTTCCAAGATCACGCCGTCGTAGCCCTGGGCTTGCAGTTCGGCAGTAAATGCATCGGCGGCTTCGCGGCCACCAGCACGAATGCGAGTCTTGTCTTCCATGGTGGCCATGTAAGGGTTCTCGAGTCGCGCATACAGCGGCATGACATTCTCACCAGCAGTGCCGGTGCGGCGCTTCTGCATGGCGTAGACCTCGGCCATGTCGGCGCTGTCAGTCAGGTAAACACCAGTGCCAAGCCAGCCGCTGTCTTTGCGGTTTGGATGGTCTGGATCAAATGCGGTGACATTGTCGGCAGTGCCGTGGTACAGCGTTTGTGGTGCGCCGGTTTCGTCTTGGAAAATGGACGAGCCAATCCAGTTGCGGAATGGCACGCTGTCGATGACCACGCGTTGATCTTGATTGAACAGTGCCATGCCACCAGGCTGGCCTTCTGCTCGCTCGACGCGGTACATGTAGCGGTTGTAGAACTCGGTCGGCATGATCTTGAGTGCCGCTGATTGGGTCACCACAAAGTCACGCACAAGTTGTGCATTGATTCGTGCCGCGTTGTCGGTGTACTGCTTAGTCGCTTTGACCTGCTGATACATCAGATTCTCGACCTCACGCGCAGACTTCACGAAGTCCTTGTTGGTCATCTCGACTTTGGCGTTGGCCTCCATCTGAGTCTTCATGATCTCAGCCTGGTTGTCGATAAAATCGCGTGCCTCGCGGCGGGTCATCATCTCGCCTTCAATGCGCAGGTCGTCGATCAGCGCTGTGCTGAACTCGGTCGGTGCAATGTTGGTTTGATACTCGGTCACAGGGATGGCGATGTCGCCACCGGTTGCAACTGCTGTGTCTATTTGATCGCGCACGGATGGCGATACTTCTGCCACGCTCTCGGCCAAGCCAGATTGTTTGAGCGTTTCGCCGCTGATGTAAACCGTGGTGACATCAGTCTCTTGGCTTACCTGGTCGATCCACTCACCAAATGTTTCAGCACTGCGTGCGCGTACCTTGCTGGCGCGTGAAAACTCTTGGACCTTCTCAAATGCTTTTGCACTGCGCTCGGCAGACTCAGCCTGCAACATGGTGCCGCGATAGTTGCCAGGCACTTCGACCAATGCGGTTGGGATTTCTGCGAATGCCTCGAGCAAGATCTCGCCCGGTTTGAATTCGCCAGTCAATGCTTGGGCTGTTGCTTCACCAGCGGCACCGCCTGCGGCCTGCACAGCACCTTCGCCAACAACGCGAGTGCCGACACTCAGAACTGTCGGGCGGGCACCCTTGAGCAACTTGCCAGCCATGCCAGCAGTCAGTGCGTCAAACAATGCAATAGGCACGCCGCGCTTCACGCCTTTTTCGCGTGCTTCACTCATTATTTTTTCATCAGTTAGCACACGGTACAAAGCGTCTGATGTGTTGATTTTTTCAGCCTGCGATGTGATGACTTCATCCATCGTGGTTGCGTACTCAATCAAGAAACTTGTGGTGCCTGCGGCAGTGGCCACAGCCAATGGACCCATAGGCACTGATGCGGCAGTGACTGCAAGGCCTGGAGCGCCAACACCAATTGATTCAAAGATTACTTCTTTGACTGCGGCTGGGTTGCGAATAATTGCAGAAAAGCCTTCGCTAAAATTTGTTGCTTCGCCAATTTCTTGCAAGCCACGCTGAATGTTTTCAGGTACTGGAAACTTTTCAACATTGCGCTGGTAATTATCCAGACTGACTTTTTGTTGAATCTTTGGATCGTATGTGATGCCGTTAGCTTCTGCCGCCGCTCTTTGTCGGTTCTGCAATCCTTTAATTATTGGCGTGTCTTCAAGACCAAGCGCAAAGGCTTTTTTGAATTTTGCGTAACCGCGTTGTATTGGCTCTGTGATTTCTTCTAGGAATGAGCGCTCAATCGGTTTGATCGTGCCGTACTCACGCTCGATGCCAGCCAGGTTGCTTGAGTCATCGTGCGAGATTTTTGCATTATTTTGATCGCTTAACCATTGAGCAAGCAATGGAGAACGCCTGACAGTTTCATCAAACTCATTAAGTTGCACATTGCGATTGACCTGCGCGTAGTTGCGCTGGACGATGTCGACAGGAATGCCAGACTTGTTTGATAAATTCTTTGCGCGTGCGGCCTCATCCGGATTTGTATCTAGGGCGCCATACAGGCTGGTGCGCAACTGCGTCCGCTGTGTGTCGACTACATTTGCGGCGGCTTCATCAAGCGTGGTTGATTTAGTTGTACCAGCAACTCGTTTGGCGGCGGCACTGAATTCATCATCAGGTACTAGCATCATGTCGTTGTGTCCTATTACTTCTTCTCAATACCGTATGTGTCGTACAGCACATCATCAATTTGTTTTTGAGTTGGGTTCAATACCTTCTCTCGAATGAGTGCGTCTCTTGCTTTTGCGCGTTGTGCATCAGTGAATGTTGGCTTGAATTTGCTTTCTTCACCACGAGCACGCGCTTCATACCTGCGCATGTTTGGATCAGGTCTGTACCAGGAGCCGGTCAACACCTCACCCTCAAGCACCAATCCATCAAGAACCTTTTGGCGCTCTGCCTGGTTCAGCTTGCCACCCTTGTTCACTTGAGCCGCAAACAATGCTTTGTTGGCCTCTTGTGTGAACATGCCAGCCTTCTCATCTTTGAGGCCAAGTTGCTTGGTCACTGCGGTGATTTGCTGTTGCGTTGTCACTGCTTCTGGCGCTTCGTTCTTTGTGCCAATCGTGCGTTGCAAATTGATGAAGTGATTGCGGTCACCAGGTGACAGCTTGTCAAAGTATTTGCGTAGATCAACCTTGGTCGGATCTTTGAAGTCAGGATTCATCATGGCTTCTTGCGTCAACTGGTAGTAGACATTTGGATCTGTCTTGACCTCGGTGCCTTTTGTGCGTGCCTCGACATCAGCCTTGGCTGTGCGTTGCAGGGTGGCTAAGTCAGCGCCATCCATGCTGGCCAACACGCTTGGCGGGATCTTGCTGAAGTTGCCAGTCTCTGCGTACGAGCGCCATGCTTTATCTTTGGCGTCGTTCTGCGCGGCTTGAACAATGCCTGTGCGCTCATTCTCAAAAATCTTGAGGCGTTGCACAACCTGGTCTTCTTCTTTGCCGGACAAGGTTTCACGAGCCAGTTTCAAAGCGCCAGCAATGTTGTTGCCGCTCTTGCTCCAGAATGATTCTGCAAGGCCTTGTTCTTTGGCGTCGGATGTGCCGATCTCAAGCGCTTTCTTTGCGCGGCCAAAAGTCTCCGGCGTCATCTCGTTGCCGTAGCGTTGCAGGTAGTCGCGTGCCTGGTCCAGGTTCTGCGCATCGATCTGTGTCTGTACAACTTGGCCATGGATTTGGTTGGTTGCTTTGAGGATCAGTTGTTCACGCTGTGCGCTCTTGGCTTCGTAGCCGAGTTTGTCTGCCAACTTGTTGGCGCCATCTTTTGCGGCACCGTAGTACACAGCAAAGTCGCCTTGCGGATTTTTCCAGCCAGCAGAGTATCGAATCGCGTCATTGACGAATGTGTCAACTTGGGCGCCACTTTCTTTGATGTCGTAGTCGCGCTGTTCAACAAGCGAGTGCTTGATGATCGAACTGTTGGCACTGCGCAGGCGTACGCTGGCAGAGTTGCGCAAAATAATCTTTTGCACATCGTTCTCAGCTTTGCCAACAACATCAGTCAATGCGGCCTCAAGATCGTTCTTGGTCTTCATCGCCGCGCCCACAGCATCTTTGCCTTTGAGCGTCAGGTACTGCGTTTCAATCGTGTCGGCTGTGGCCGCAAAGGTGTTGTAGAGTTCTTTGGCTTTTGCGTCGTCAACCTCACCTTGCAGGCGGTCTGCGATCTTCATCACGGTCGTGCCAAACGACTGCACGGCCTGGCCAGTCTTTTGCAATTGCTCGCCAGTGAAGTCGCGCATTGGCTCTACGCCAGGCGCCTGAAATGCAGGCATGTTGCCTACGCTTGCATCTTGAGTCGGTAAATCGTAAATAGGTACTGTTGCCATGGTCGGTCCTTATTCGATGCCCAGACGGCTTGCTATGGCCGCGAGTTTGCGATCTTGGTACCAGGCATTGGCCACAGACCCAGCACTGCCAAGAATGCTCGAGCCAGCCGCCATGAATGGGCTGATGCTGTCGCCTGAAGCGGCCAGGTTGGAAGCAGAGACATCTTGCAATGCTGATGCGGTCAGATAGTTTTGGCGCTGTAGTCGTGCGGCTTCTGAACTGCGCACGGTGTCTGCGTTGACGGTCAGCATGTCGATCTCTTTCATGAGGTCGGTTGTTGCAATCGTCTCAACAGCACTGCCGACGCCCAGGTCAATGCCTCGAGCGGCCATCGATGCACGCTGTGAACTCTTGATCTTGCCAGCACGCAAGCCGATCTGGCCCTGCTTTTGTTGGCCAGCACGCAGGATCTGCTGGGCTGTGAACTCAGCCTGGGCCGCATTCAGTTGTGAGATCTCGGATTGAAAGCGCATCGAGGACGCTTGCGAATCCAGTTGTGCCTTCTGGTTTTGTGCGGCGTAGTAGGAGCCGATCGCCCCAGTGACTGCGCCACCGATAGCAAAGATGGAGCCGGTCTGGCTCATTGCCTGCACTCCGGTTCCGGTCAATAAGGTTGCCATGTGTCAAATCTCCTGTTTCACCTGGGCTTGGAGGACTGTGTTGACCTTACCTCCACAGCACCAGGTTATTGCATGGTTGAACAGTATCCGGGTCACCGGATCTTACGGGTACCTTTACCCACCGACAGCAACCTCAAGGGTCATGCCAACAATGGACAAAGGCAGTGGGTCAGACTGTCTGACAAACACCTGGCCACTGTCCAGCCAGGATGGCGTCAGCATGATCTGGATCTCTTCGGTCTTCAATGCAGGCGGCGAGCCATATGGTTCTGTCGTCCGCTGTTTGGCCTCGACCAGGTTGTTTGCATCAGGGCCAATAAAAATACCGGAAGACTGGAACACGCGAAGCCATGCCTTGTTGACATTCTTGTAGCGCCCTTGGCCCATGCCGTTGTCGATGCCCATGGCAAGCGGCAGGCTTTGCAGGTCGGATTCGTATGGTAGGCCAATGTGGATGATGCTCGAGGCCCGGTCGATTGTGATCGCGCCACTGGTCACCACCTTCTGCGGTTGCACTGCGCCGTCGGCCAGGATCGAGACGGTCTTGCCCTCGAGCCAGGTCAGGCCGCTGATCGTGTTGCGTGCAAACGAATAGCGGGTCGTGGCTGTGTTTCTGAGCGCGGCTGGTAGTGTCACATCAACCCGAGCCGTTGCGACCGTTGTGGAGGTCGTGGAGCGGATTGTGAGGCGATACTTCTTGCCAGCCGAGTCGGTCAGCACAATGGCGTCGTTGACATCGCCAGTGCCTGGGTAAGTGAAGATGGCCGTCGATGCTGTGATCGTCAAGACATCAGACGGACCCCAGGTCGTGCCGCCACTGACTGTGACGGTCGTGGCCGATGTGTTGGTGCCGTCGTAGGTCGCGCCCGAGTCCACAAAGAATGCACCTTCGATCGAGTCAAAGTGACGGCTGGCCATACGCTCAACATAGCGTTTGGTCTGGCCATTGATGGTGCGCTTGACGACGACATAGAGTCGGTCCTCGTTGCCTTCAGCCACCACTGTGCAGGATTCAAAAACGCCATCGGTGTCGTGCTTGTGCCATGCGCCGACTTGTTGCTCTGGTGTGTAGGTCAAGCCAAGCAACATGCCTGAAGTCGACACAAACCAAACCATCTGGATCGGAGCCTTGGCAAATGCCATGTCGCTGATCTCGTAGTTGTCAAACAGGTGAGCCGAGCGGATTGACAGGTCGTTGGTGATGAAGCCGCTGGCCTGCCAGTTGTAGCCCAGTTCGCGCACATGGCCACCGCGTGCTCCGCAGTAGACCAGGGCGTTGTTGATGATGACCGGCTGGACATTTGATGCACCGATGTACGACTGTGGTCGAACCGAGATTGTGGTCGGTGTGATCTCGTCGCTGTTGAGCGATGACACGCGCCACTCAGCAGATCCAGTCAACAACAGCAACTGAGTCAATGGCACGATGTGTCGAATGGTGTTAGCTTCACGAGCGGCCACACGGAACTCGATGCGGTCGTCATCACGGATTGGTAAGCCATAGCTGAGATTGGACTCAGTGCCAGACTTGGTCATCCAGATTTTTTGCGGCTCGTTGATGGTGCCAGCAAAACAGCGACGCTGTTCGAAGTACGAGACGGCGCCTGGGTAGTTGCCAGTGCTGACAAACTCGTTGTCGTAGATCGGTGGAGTAACCGACAGATCTGGCGCGATGTTGTTGTCAACGATGCTCGTGCCAGTCGTGCTTCCAATGTAGCCATACAGACCTCCCAACAGTTTGTAGACGCGGTAACGCGATGCGCCTGTCACTGCGGACCAGGAGATCGTGTTGGTTGCGCCGGTAACAAAAATGTTGTTGGTGACTGATGCCACGCTTGATGAGACAGACTCGCCAATCTCGTCGGCTGTGATGGCCGTCACGACATAACTCATCGTCTCGTATGTGTCTGCGTTGGTCGATGACGATGCAGGGATGTACCGAGTTGCAGTCACGCCAGTGGGCGCGGCAATCGGTGATCCAAAGTTGATGGTCGTCAGGGTCCAGTTGGTTGCACCCAGGCGACGCAGTTCACGCGGCGCATAGTTGGGATGCACCAGCGTCATCACATCAGCCGACTGCACATAGTGAATGTCGAAGATGTCTGCTTCTGCGTATGGGTTGGCGATCTCGTATGGCACGCCACCAGACAACAATGTGCCGCCTTGTGTGTGAAAGCGAATGTAGCCTGGGCTTAACTCGATCACCATGGTCTGCGTGGTCGAGTAGGTGAATGGGATCAGCCTGGTGCGCTTGGTGCTGTCTTTGACCTCGCGAACGAATGCAAAGCCTGCGCGGTTTTCTGCTGGGCCTTGTGGCGTTGCGGTGAAGTTCTTCATCGTCGCCGCGCCGGTCTGGTACTTCACATCATCGATGCGTCCAAACATTTCTGGCGACATCTCGCCGCCAGCAAAAGATCGTTGTAGTGTGCGCACATTCGGCATGCTTATCTCCCTGCGATCCAGGACACGATGTGCTCTGGCTTGATCTTGCGTGAATTGGAGTCAGCCTCCATTGCTTTGCCAAGATACAAGTTCATCATGGTGATGCATCGCTTGGCTTCTGCGGCGCCCTGGTCACCTTTGATCACAGGACCAGCAAGCATCGATGCCAAGTGCCACGACAGAGTGACCGTGAACAATGGAGAGAACTTGGTTGGGTCAGTGATCTTTGCGTGGTATCGCAGAACAGCCTGGTTCTGGTTGGTCAGAATAATCTCTGATCCATCAGTGGCAATCTCGACTGCAAACTTCTGCGGCACATACTGGCCAGCGGCAACAGACGGCGAGTAGTTGGTGTAAAAGTCCGGGTAGGTTTCCGGTGTGAATGTCGTGCTGTAGTCGTCGCGTGCTTCAGGCGGCAACACAGCAATGATGTCGGATGCATCGTTGGGCATGGAGTAGGCGTACTGCCACATTGGCCACGAGTTTTCTACTTCAGCGCCATAGGCCCGTTTTGTTGAGAAAGACCAACTGTGCATCTCGAGCAAAGTGTCTCGAGCAATTGGGTAAAAGCGTTGGCAGTGTTCTGCCTGCGCAGATCCTTCTGGTGGATCGATGCTTGCGATGGTGGCGTTGTCGCCGAGGTGCGCCAGCGCAAGGTTACAGATGTCGACAACTGATGCCATCATGGCCTCCTAAATGTAAAAAGGGGACCGTGGTTTCCCAGCGGCCCCCCGTGACTTACGGCTTCCAATCAGGAAGGATTACACGGAGCCTTCATCAGCGCCGCGCTTGGCTTTCGGCGTCCACTTCTTTGCAGAAGCGTCGGCCTTGGCCTCATTGCCTTCGTCATCGATAGGAACCAGCGCAGATCCAGCGGGACCATCATAGTCGACGATCTCACCTTCATTGCGAAGGCCGTTGTTGACAAAGCAAGGTGCGGTGACGCGGTATTTAGGCATGTGTAATTCTCCTTATTAGATTACGGTGAAGCCAGATGCATAGAACTTCTTGCCGTCCTGAACATCCATAACGATGTCTGCAACAACCTTGCCAGCAGTGTTAGTGCCAGACACGGTGTAGCGAGCGCCCAAGTAACGCTTACCAAGCGATGCGATTTGCGGATTCAAACGCACGGCAACATTCTTGCCAAGAGTCAGATCAGCAGTCACGATCGCGCCGGAAGCGCCAACCACCACGACATTGCTCGACAGAGCGGCGTTGTCAGCGATGATGATTTCGAAGTTGGTAGAAGTACCACCTGCGAAAGCCTCGGTCATTGCGAAGTTCATGTAAAGGTCGCCACCTTCGCCCATGTCGCGAGCAACAGACAGGTCGATCGTATCGGTCGACACAGCGGTTGTGGTCACGGCTTGGTCAGTAGAGACGCGGAGCAGTTTATCGGTAATCATGATGTGTTCCTTTCAGAGTTAAATTGACCAATTAGGAAATGGCCGCTTCGGTGTTGAGGATAGCGTCAACGCGACGGAGCGGAACTCCGAGGAACGACAGCCAAGAGTAAGGCATACCGAACTGGCTCAGACCTTCATTGATCTTCAAGACATACTGGCTCTTGTCCAAAGCCGCAATCGACAGACCAGAGTGAACAGTGCGGTTCATGTAGAACGCGGCACGGCCCATAGCCATGTTAGGGATGCGGTACAAAGAGCGAGCCATCAACTTGATGATCGCGGTTGCGGCAGTAGGTGCTTGCGTGCCAGTCTGGGCAATCAAGTCGCTCACATCGATGTTGGCGATGCGAACCACATAACGCCAGTCTTTCACAACAAGACCGTTCTTCCACTGGTAGCGAGTTGCCAAAGCCTGCATGCGAGTGCCGTCACTGTTGTAAACGGTTTGCTCACCGAGGTCTTCGTGAATCAAGCCAGCCTTAGAACCTTTAGGGAACGGGCAGTACACAGTGTTGTCACCCCACACGACCAAGTAGATCGATGTGTTGTCAGAACCAGAACCACCGGCCTTCAGAATGTTCTGACCGTTGGCGGCAGTGCTGTCGCTGTAGCGAGCGGCAAGGCCGAGGAACTGCTTTGGATCAACACCAGGGTTGCCGTAGAACAAAGTCGTGGCTTGAGTCTGGTTCATTGCTTCCAAGAATGCAGTGTCTTCAGACAAGCGGAATTGAGCGGTGTTGCCGTTCAACATTGCCAAGTCTTTGTCCACTTCAGAGCGGGCTTCCAAGATGCCGCAAGCCTCGTCCACTTGTGCAGTGGTCGATTTGCTCGATGGGATACCTTGGTTCAGGGCACGCCAGTAAACAGTAGGCAAGCCAGTACGGATTACCACGCGCTCGCCGGTAGGCAGGTTGCCTTCCTTGAACACGCAGTCTTCCAAGATTTCGTTGCTCTGCGAAAGCAGTTCTGCAACGACGGGAACTCGACCGTCCGGGTCGACGCGTTTGGCCCAATCGGCCAGGGTGAGAGAGTTGTTCGACAAAGTAGCCATGATGGACTCCTATTTAAGATTGCTGATTTGAATAAAGCGCTGATGCCAAGTCGTTGAAACCCTTGGGGCCAGATTTCTGACCACCTCGAGTGCCGCCAACAAAGCGATCCTCACTGATTGCTTTTCCTGCCCGATACATCATGCGGATCATCTCCGGATGATTGCCCAGGCCGGACTCGTTTAACAACTTGCGCAGTTCTGGCGTGCCAAATGAGTCGAGTGCTTTCTTCGCCACGACCAGGTTATCGTTGAGTTTGTCACCCCCGAATTCCTTGTCGGTGCGAGCAGATTCGGCCCACTCATTACGAGCAGTTTCAAGTGCTTGCATCTGACGCTCCAAGATCTTTGGTGCGACTTTGTCCAGCACTTTTTGCGCGGCGTCTTGCGGCAGATCCAATTCCTTGGCGATTTCCGAGAATGACTTAAGCACCTCGGGGTCGAACTCGCGGCCTTCTCCGGCTTTGAATTCGTACACTTCCGGTGCTTTGGCCTGGGCCTTGTCACCGTTCTGATCACCTTCGGTATTGCCAGTCTTCTGGCCATCCTGGCCAGCCTGCTGGTTCTGCGTACCGTCAGCCTGTTGCTGTGATGCCTGTTGCTCACCACCCGTCGGTTGTGTGCTCGAGGCGTCTTGCGATGCGGGCGTGCC